TTTCTTATTGTTATATTCTTATAGTAAATGTTATATAGAATACTATAAGTACTACTTATTTATCTACACTATATTCTCAATTTTAAGTAATTAAATTTATTTTTTAACTTTGATTTATCTTTCCCTATCATCTTTTGTAACTTTTCATTTTCCATTTTTTTTATAACTTCTTCTGGAATCATACCTGAAAATGAGTTCAAAAAAAGACTTGTAGATGATGTTTGATTTTCCTCAAACATAATTCCATCTATAAGTCCTAAGTCTTTTGCTTGTTGAGCAGTAAGCCATGTTTCTTTTCCCATCATATTTAGTGCATCTTCCATACTCATTCCACTTTTTGCTATATAAGCATTTGCTATAGTTTGATCTGCTATTTGTAAAACTTGTGACATTTTATCCATATCATCACTGTTTCCACTAGCTCCACAACTTACTTTATGAATCATCATCATCGCTGTAGGTGACATATAACACTCACAAGCCATTGCTATAACTGAACCTGCACTATAGGCACTGCCTACTATATTCGCTTTTTTATTACCTTTGGTGTATCCTCTGATAGCTGTATAAATTTCACTACCTGCTGATATATCTCCACCACAAGAGTTGATTTCAACTTCTAGATCTTCATTGCCCATTATTGAATCTAAAACTTTGCTAACTTTTGCTGGAGACGTTGCTTCAATTCCAAACCAATCATAAATCCACTGTTGAGCACTTGAAATTATAGGGCCCTTTATATTTACCTTAGCCATTATTTTTCACCCCCTCCCACTATTGCAGTATCTAATCTCCTTATTGCTTTATCTCCACCATCTACTGGTGCTAATCCTCCAAGTATCTTTCTCCATTCATTCGGAGTTAATGCTCCCCTATCAACCATTTGTAATAAATTTAATTTAGTTGACATACTTGCATATTGAAGATTACTTGCTTCAAACAATATTGAATTTCCAAAGCCTCTTTCTCTCCTACTAAATAACTTTCTAGTATATTCATTACTTAATTGAAGCGCTAAAGGTTCTATTTCTGATTCATAGTAAGAATTCCAGTCATCTTCTGTATATTTAGATTGAACTATTTTTTCATTAGTTCCAAAGAAAGAGTAAAGCCTTAATATTGTTCTATCCATTTGTGCAGCATTAGGCACATAATCTTTTGGGTCTATTTGTTGTGCTTCACATTTATTATCAATACCTGCTGCACCACCACCATTATCTAATGATAGAAAATTCTCTGTGAACTCCTGTGTATTTTTTTTAATATCTTCTGGTCTTAACCCAGAATTAAATTTTAGTAACCACCTTATTATTCCACCATTTCTTATAGCTTTAACTATTCCTTGATCTGTAGTATTTACTATTTCCATTAATGGTAATAATGCATCTCTTGGACTTTCTCCAAATACATCATTTTCGTTATAGTCTTGCCTTAAATGAATTATATCTTTATATGGATATGTAACTACTTTTCCATTTCTCATAGTACATTTTAAAAATAACTCACCTATTGAATTATAAATAGCTTCTGCACTTATACAAGGTATAGGGTATAATTCGTTAGCATATTCATTTTCATCTCTATTTATATAAATAAAAGCATTATTATTTAGTTGCAATTGAGTAGTAACTTTTTCTTGCAGCAGTTGTCCTGTCATATATGGATTAGGCTCTTCTAACAAAAACTTCATATATAAATCTGGATTAACTTTTAAGCTAGTTGAACTATCTGGATTAACTGTTTCTCTAATATGTTTTGCTATTAATTTTCCCACTGCTTTAGATTTAGGTCTTATACATGCTCTTATTATGTCAGATTTATATAACTTCCCATTCCAAGCATAATATCCATTCCCCCTATCACTTATCATTTCAAATCTTGTCGCTGATGGATTTTTATTAAAAAATTTATTTAATAACCCCAATCTTTCACCCCCTTCCTAAATCATATTTTCATACTCACTCATTTTATCTAAAAGTACTACATATCCAATTATTAAGGATACACCACCATCAATACGCTTTCTATTATCCATACCTTTTATTGGTTGAATATTGTTATTTATATCAGTTTTAATTTCCATATTTGATAAACACCATTTGTCTATTGGATTGTTATTATAGATTATCCCATGTGCTGTTAAATCTGCTTTTAGTTCTTTCATAGGAAAACTTAATGTATATACTCCTTGTCTAACTGGTATCATTGATTCTGAACCAAACTCATCTTTAAAAGCTTGTAACAAACTATCATCTACATGCCAAGGATCATATCCAATCCAAGGTATATAAATATCAACCTTATCTCTTACTTCTTTAAACCATTCAAGAATATCATGCTTATTCACTTTATTACCTGGACAAACTCGTATTAATTCTTGTTGCTCCCATAATTTATAAGGAACACTATCATCTTCTTTATTAGTTTCTTCTTTATTTAATTTTTCTTCTGGTATAAAGTACATTTGAATAACATAAATGTTAGGATCATCACGTCTCATGCATAAAACTTTAGCTGATGCTAAATCTGTTGTTTCTGCTAAGTCGAAACAACCTATCCCATATCTGAATCCCATTTCTTTAACATTAAATAGAGCTTCATTATTAAGTTCATCCCAGCGTAACCATGAAGATGCTGAATTTTCTTTCATGTTAAAATCTTTTACCATAACAGTAGCTTTAAACGCTGGATCTTCTTTCGCTTTATTAACGCAATCTCTTAAGAACTCAATTTTTTTAATAGGCCCTAGTCCTGGATTAGCTTTAATCCACATTTCTTCCTTATCCCATTCGTCTTTATCATCAAGCTCATAAATAAATGCTATAAATCTATCATCTTTTGCTTTACCATCTAATACTTTGCATGCATATTCATATTGAGAATCAAATATTGAACCTCTTATAAATCCATTAGTAGTAATACAATCTAACAAAGGTTGCCTTCTGCTACTCATTGATTGTTTCATCAAATCATATATATCTCTATTTTTTATAGCTGCTAATTCATCTATAGTAACCATATGAGAATTTAAACCATCAAGGCCATTAGAATTACTTGCTAATGCTTGAAGACTTCCATAGTTAAAAGGACAATATATATCTGACTTTCTTTTCTTAAGATGCTTATTTAAATCTGGTGATTGTTGAATCATTTTATAGCACTCATTAAATCCTTTTTTTGATTGATCCAATTTAGTAGCTATGATATAACATTCTGGAGAACCTTCATCATCACCAACTAGCATAAAAGTTTCATCTGCTGCAAGCTCTGTTGTCTTTCCATTTTTACGTCCTCTAATGTCTAGTACTTCTTGATATTGTCTGAATCTTGTCTCTTTATTAACAAATCCAAAAACTGCTTGATGTTTAGCCTTTTGAAATAATTCTAACTTTAATGCTCCACCAAGTTCTCCTTGTGCCTGCTTACAAAATGTTTCAATAAATTCTATTGGTCTATTTGCTAACTCTTCATCAAATACCCAAGGATCATATTTTTCAGGATTATGCAATTTATCAACCAACATTTTATACGCTTGTTTAATTCTTTTACATGCAACAATTTCATTCGACATAATTTTGTTATAGTATTCTTCTATAAATGTCATGGTTTTAGTTTTCCTTTTTTAATAAACTCAAATAAAGCATCTGTCTGTTCTTTTTTTATTTCTGGTGGTAACAAATCAATTAACTGTTTCATTACTGCTGAATATCGTTGCATAAAAGTTGTGTAAATTTTAACCTCTGGTCTTTCTCTTTTAAAAGATTGTTCTCCTTGCTCAAATAATTCAGTTAATCCATTCTTAATTAAATCTATTCTTGCATCTTCAAGTAATACTTTCATAAATGCAGCTTCATTAATTAACCCTTCCAAAACCTTAATTTTATCTTTTTGGAAATCCTTGAATATCTTTTTAATTTTATTTATTTCTTGCTTTATTTTTTTATCTCTTTCCAATTGTTCGGAAATGTTCAAAAATATACCCCCTCCCTTTTTCAAAATTTCATTCGGAGGAAAATTGTTGTTCCCTATACGGTCTCCCAAAGTCGCCCCTACCATGTTTTTATGGGGGGGCTACTTAGTTGGAACTAATTCTCCTTTTTCATTGAACCTATAATCTTTTTTAGTTGCACTTTTCTTTTCTCTATTAAATTCATGCTCTGCATTGTGACAATCTAAACACAAGTACTCTAAGTTGTCATGGTTAAGTGTTATGTTTGAATCATTAATGTTATTAGGTGTTAACCCTTTCTTATGATGCACAATATATCCTGGCTTCTCACATCTCTCACATAATCCATGTACTGATTGAATATATGATCTCTTACATTTCTTCCATGCTGCACTATTGTAAAAAGCTTTAGCAAATTCTCTAGCCATTTAATATACCCATTCTTATTACAGCCTCATTCATTCTGTCATTTAGACAATTAATCTTTTTTAAGGCTCTATCTATATCTGTAGTATCTATTGATATTTTATATACTAATACATTCTTAGAGTTGCAATGGACTACACAATCACCAATTGGATTTAGAGTTCCACCACATCTCATGCAACTATTACCATCACCACGATAAGACTCATATACATTAATAACACCACACTCACAACATTTAAATGCTATATGTTTCATCACTATCACCTCTATACAATATTTTATCTATTCATTTTCTTCACCTTTTATCTAATTAATTGTGGATAACTTTAAATTAACGTTCGTGTTTACACCTTTTGAGCTTTACTTATCTATATAGTTTGTAAAACTTAGTTTGATTTTTTTCTTCTTCTATAAGTGATTATTTTTTTACCACTTATCTTTTACCTCAACAATTTATGTCAAACTTATATGAATAAAAAAAATAAAGCTATCATCTTCTTTTAAATGATAAACTTCTTACTATGTTATCTTTACTATCCTGTGTTACTCCAATATATCTTTTTGTTACTGAAATATCACTGTGATTTAGTAGATCCTTTATCGCAACTGCATCTTTAGTATCTTGGTATAACCAATATCCAAAAGTTTTTCTCAAGGAATGACAGCCTATATTATCTTTATATGAAAAATAATCTGCTGCTTCATTCAGTATTTGCCATGCTCTTTGTCTTGATATAGCTGTTTTCTTTCCACTTTTATCTCTTTGTCTACTCTCAAATAGCAATTCATAATCTTTCATATCTTTTGTATATTCTTTATATATTTTTATCAATTCATCGTTAATTGCAAGTCGTGCTTCTTTTCCTGTTTTGCCTTCCCTAAAATAAATATACTCTTTCTTTTTGACATCCCTAACGCGAAACTCCAGCATATCTGATATTCTTCTGCCTAAATATATTCCTGTCATAAAAAGAACATAATCTCTATAATTCTTGGCTTTTAGGTAATCTTCAATATCTAAAATTAATTTCCAATCTCGTATTGGTTCAACTGTGTTCATATCTCACCTACCTCTCTTACCCTTTTTCTTCAAACTGAATGCACCTGCCTTATTGCTCCACAAACTTTTTTATATGTAGCATGATCCATACATTCTCTTAAATCATCTGTAGATTTTCCTTCTTTTAAATTTTTGCATCCACAGTGAGAACATGATATATATTTACCACTTCTCAATGTTGATGAAACTTCTTCTGTTATTAAAATATTCTCTTTTTTACACCTAGTGCATTTGTAAATTATATACATACCTTCTATAGTTCTCACCTACCTTTAAATGCTAAAAAGCACATACAATTAAGTCGCATGTGCTTTGAAATTTAAATCTTTATATAATTTTTGACCATACATAAATTTTATCTTGTAATCTTAAATTTGTATATAAAATAATCCCTTTTTAATCCCTATTTAGTCATAAAATAATCCCAAAATAATCCCTGTTTTATACCATATATATTTAAATTAAAAATATCCAAATACCATACCAAATTTATATAATGCATCTTTCTTCAAGTCATAATACTTGTTTTTATTTATATTCAACTCATCAATTACTTCATCATTACTTATTACACCATCCATAAAATAGGCACATTCTACTATTCTTTTACTACTATGTGAAAGCCTATCAAGTACATAATTTATTTTATTTACTAGAGTTCTTTTATATTCATCATCTGTTACTGCATCTCCTACTGGATCTGCTATCTTATTGTTTTGACTTAAGACTCCATTAGGTATTGATGCTGTTCCAAGACCAGGCATCTCTATAGATATTTGATAGTAAGGATATTTTTTTAAATTATCTTCAATTTTATCTTTATATTGTTTAAATTCATTTTTATTAATTTCCATATATTAATCACCTATCCCTTATGTTATAATTAGAATAGGTTGATTAGAGAACTAACGTTCCAATGTGTATTCTCTAATCTGCAAGGTGTTCGTGATGAACACCTTGCTTTTAACCTTTTAATTTTTTAATTAAATCTTTTACTTCATTTATTTTTACTTCCTGTTCTGTAATCAAATCATTTAAAAATTCATTAGCTTTAAAATTATTCAAATCACTTCTTAAATCACATTCTCTAATTTGAAGATTACCAAGTAAATTAATATAATCATCAAAATTCAAACCAATAATATCAACAGTATCACTATCAGATTTTCTTTTTATTTTCATAACTAATACTCCCTTTAGTAGTATTGTGAATTACTTTTTACCCACCAGTTCCCATTCCATTTCTTTTTCATATTTTCCAATTTGAAAACATTCACGCCATTCAATTGTTCCTATTTCTCTACAGAATATATTTTCGCCTTCTGTTTTATACTCAAACTCTTTATTTCTGACTACACAATCATCATATAAATATCTTTTAATTTCTTCATATACCAATCTTAATCCCTCCTACAAACTATTTTTAATGTTAGTATTGTGTAGTATGGTATCGCCCATGAGCGACACCATTTTATTGTTATATTGCACATTCGCATGGTAAAAAACTTAATTGACCATCTTCTGGCAAAGCTTTTTTAACTTCACTCCAGAACTTTTGAGATTTCATTTTCTCTGATGGAATTATTCCTTTACACTTCATGCGTGCAAACTTTGGTTCTAATTCTTCTAAGAATGTATCTTTCAGTATGCTATATCCTATCTCTTTTTCAGTTTCTACAGCTTCTTTCCATAGTTCCGGATATAAACAATATGTTAAATACCATTGTTGCTTGCCAGCCTTTAAACATCCTTTGCAATTCGCATGACGAAATAATTCATATACATTGGGTCTAGGTATTCCAATTTCCTCTGTGTTTTCTAAAGTTCTATCCCAAAATGCTAAAGGAAAATCGCATTTATAGCCTTGACCAATCATAGCTCCAATTCTTCTTTGTATTCTGCTAATTTCATTTCTATCGAATCCATATATTATTCTTATATCTTCTCTTACTTGACCTTTTCTAACTGGGAAACTATTTTTTAACCAATAATAGAAAGGTTTGGTTTTTAAATGATAAGTACATAATACCGGACCATTCCCAAACTTAAATCCGCCTAACTCTCTGCATACTCTCAAAGGTGTTTTTGTTTTCCAACCTATCATGTTTGCCGGAGTTATTTCTAACCCCAAATATGCAGCTACTTCATTTTTAAATCTTTTAATATCTTGATCTTCTACTTCTTGGCTTAAATCATGGTTGAGTAATATTACATTCTCTTTTCCATATTTTCTAACACATTCTATAGCACATAACGCACTACTATGTCCTCCTGAAAAACATACTATATATTTCAATCAATACACCTTATTTATTCACATTTAGCAAATAAATAAGGAAAACATAACTAATTACCCAAACTGTGGCTTTTATCTGTACCGCATACGCATGTACACCACAATGCAAATGGTATATGTTTTTATATCTCTCACACTCTTTATACGGTATCCTTACATATTAGGATTATAAGTCTTTTGATATGCTTATATCTCAATACCGCTTCGATAACCTATTTTAACAGGTTTGTATTAATTGATTTTCTTTCATTTCCATTTCTAAAAGACTGACTATCCAGTTCCATTTATTTTTCATATAATAGCAACCTTTAATTTTGCTTGGTTTGTGTCTATTTTTCTTAAGTTCTAAATTAAAAGCCTCTGTTGCTGATAGTCCTTGTCCTATATATTCAGAAATATTTTTACAATTATTATCATTTAGTTTGGCTATATGATTTCTTACTACCAATAAACTCACCTCACTTTACTGCATCATATCTACACATTCTGTATTATTTTATTTTCAATAGTTCCTCAACTCTTTTATTTATGCTCTCCCACTTCTTTTGATTTCTTTCATCTGCTGTAATAATATCAAGAATCTCTTTCCTAGTTTTAGCCTTTGTTAAATCCCCAGTATCCATTCTATTTATCTTCTTTGATCTATTTAATAATGCTGTAATTAAATAATGTCTAGCTGTTGAAATACCTCCATCTTTACTAATATAAAAACCAGCATTGTTGCTAATAATGCAATTAACTAATTCCTCTTTGGTCATTTCATTTAGCAGTTTTCTAACCTCATTATCTTTACATTTCATCCCTTCCACTCCTTAAGCTCTACACAGAACGCATAGTTAACTTTTTAAAAATCCTATTTCTTCACCTTTTTCTTGTACCTTTTTCATACCTTCTTCGCTATAACCCCAGTGTGGACAATATAATCCACCATATCCATTCTTACCATTAGCATGTTTCCCCGTTATAATCCATTCTTTAAAATCATGGATCAATCCCCATAAAGTTCCACCATGGCTAAATCCTCTATCTTTACAAACACTCCTAAGATGTATCTTTTCTTGAGTGTAGTCATCAATATAAAATACTGTTGTTTTACCCTCTATAAATTTAGCCACTTTATCTTTTGATCTACTGTAAAAAAATCTTCTGTCTATACTTGAAATCAATTCTATTAATTCATTTACTTTATTCATTCTTTCAACTTGAGATTTTCTCATAATATACCTCCATCAATCTACATATTTAGTATTATTTCTTTCCCCTATTAACTGCCCTAAATTCAAATGTGTCGGGATTAAACCAAAGTATAAATGTTTTGCCTATCAATCTAATTTGCCATCCTCTCATGTTTCTCACTCTCCATTTTTGTAATATACCAAACATTAAATATCTCTTCTGGTAACACATAAGTACATGCTTGCCATGAAGATATTGTTGGATTATAAAATTTAAGTTTGTTCTTCTTTGCAAATATATCAATTTTGTAACTATCATCACTGAACTTGCTAGTAATAACTACATTTTTATCATCAATACTCTTTTCCCAGGCTTCAAGGAACGTATATTCAATTGTTTTGTTTATTTTCTTAATATCCATATTCCCACCTTATTTTCTACAAGAGGATTGCTCCTCTTGCATTTTTTATTTGCAGTAACCTTAACATTAGCAATTTGTAATCCCTACTAATGTGCCACCTAGTCCTGCAAGTGCATTTAATTCACTATTTCTTTTAATCTTTTATAAAAGGCTTTTGTTTCATCCTCTGAAAAACCTTCTGTATATTCTTTAAAAATTGCTTCCAGCGTTTTATCAGGTTTTTCAAAATATGTCTCGACGACTTTATTTATAATCTCATCATTTTTACTCATTGATTTCATCCCCTTATAACGTCCAAACAACCAAATCTTTGAAATTGTCCTAACCATGCAAGCTTGGTTGTAGTTGTTTGTCCATTTCTATTTTTAGCTGTGATTAATTCAGCAATATTCTTATCTTCTGTTTCCTTGTTGTAATATTCATCTCTATAAAGAAACTGTATTATATCTGCATCCTGTTCTATAGATCCTGATTCTCTTAGATCGGATAATATCGGCCTATGGTCTGCTCTTTGCTCTGGTGCTCTTGATAGTTGTGATAATGCAATCATAGTAATATCTAATTCCTTTGCTAATGCCTTAAGTTCTCTTGAAATATGTGAGACCTCTTGTTCTCTACTTGTTGTTTTCAAGGTTGTTCTTATAAGTTGTAGATAATCTATAATTACAATATCTAGTCCACTTTGTATTTTTAGTTTTCTACATCTAGCTTTTATATCACTTAAAAGAGTTGTCGTATCATCTAAGACTAATTTTCTTGACATTAATTCATTTGCTCCAATTGCAATATTTTCAAATTCAGAATCATCTAAACAGCCAGTTCTAATCTTTCCAAAATCTATTAGACATTTTGCTGCTAACAATCTATCTGCTAATTGCTCTTTAGACATTTCAAGAGAAAAAATTGCTACACTTGCATCTCTTGAAGCTGCCTGTCCTAAATTTAATGCATAAGCAGTTTTACCCATTGATGGTCTTGCTGCTATTATTATTAAATCTTTTTTTATAAGTCCACCTGTTATTTGATCTATATCTTGAAACCCTGTTGATAGTCCAATAAGTTTTCCACCATTTCTATATCTTTCTTCTAATGCTCTAAGTGTTTGCTCTATTGCTTTATCTATTGTTACAACATCATTTCTATTTTGATTGCTTGATATTTCATACAAATAATTTTCAGTTTTATCAATAATACTTTTTACATCTTCTTCATAAGCACTTTCTAGGAGGAATCTACTTGCTTTAATTAATTTTCGCCTATTGGATTTTTCTTTAACTATATCTGCATACGTCCTAGCATTAGCACTTTCAAAATATGAAGTTGCTAACTCTGACACATAACTAACTCCACCACATTCATCAAGTAAGCTTCTTTTTCTTATTTCTTCTAAAACTGTAACTAAATCTATTCCTATTGATCTATTAAAAAGCGATTTTACTATCTCATAAATTTTCTTGTGTTTACTAACATAAAAATCATCTGACAATAAGAATTCAATATCTAGTAATTTATCTGAATTACTTATTATACAACCTAAAACTGCTTGTTCTGCATCAATACTATTTGGTAATATTCTATTTAAATTCTCCATATTACAACGCTCCAAACTTTGATTTATCTATTTTTATTATTTTGGATTCAACATTATTTTTATTGATATCTATAACTTGAGTTGATTTATAATTATCATCAAGATAATCTTTATATCTACCATTAAAGAATGTTGAACCATTAAGAATAAATTGTGTATCCTTGCCATGAACTTCCTTTGAATATCTTTCAACACATCTTGATATATGTTCCTTACCATACGTTTCTAAAATTTTAGGTAATTTTTTAATAGCTTGATCCTTTCCTTTTTTGTTAGGATATATACTCCAAATATCTTGTGCATCATTTGCACTATATATATTATGGTAGATGGATATAGTAGATGGATTTT